CTGCGACCCGGCGATGTGGTCGAGCTGGATCGCGCAGTGGCACACCCGCTACGAACGCCAGCTCAAGGCCCGCGCCACCGCCGGCAAGCCGCTGGAGTTCCGGTCGAACATCCGGACCCGGATGGCGGCCGCGGTGGAGGCGTTCTACCTGGCGGTCCGTTCGACCGCGAAGGCAGCCTCGGACGGCGTCCCGGAGCAGCGCCAGCTGTCGATCGTGCCGCCGGAGGACCGCCCCGATGATGGCAAGAACCTGGCGCTGGTGCTGCGCCGGCACCTGGCCAACTGCTACGTCCGCAAAACCACCGAGGGTGATCTTCTGCGTAAGGAACTGCCGAAAAGTCCGCGCAAGATCGACGCTGCGATGGCTGCGGTGCTGGCGTTCCAGGCCCGCAACGACGCGATCAAGGCCGGGGTAAAAACCGGCGCCCGGCCCAAGCGCATCCCGCGCCGCGTCCGCTAATGCCCGGCAAGCCCAGGCGCTTCGACGGGCCTGCGTGACTCCAGCGCGGCCTGGTCGTTGGCAGGAAGTCCACCTCCCGCGGCGAGGAGCCGTTGCATGCGCGATTGCACGTACGAGACCGAGTACGAACATCTGCACTCCCACCTGCGGCGGATCACCAGGATGCTCACCGGAATCGGTGAGGACCTGGCCCGGCTCGCTCAGTTGGAGATCATTCACAACCTCGAGGAGTTGAGCAGCATGGCCAAGCAGGCCGAAGAGATCAGCAAGCTGGGTGGCCGGTTCGACGAGCTGGCCGCAGCCGTCACCGACATCCACGCCGACTACGAGGCGCTGCGCGCGGCCATGGAGGCCGACCGCGAGAACCTCTCCGCCGACGGCCAGGCCGCGCTGGACGCCGCGCAGAGCAAGGCCGACGCCACCCGCCAGCTGCTGGTGGACCTGGACGTGGCGGTCGGTGACGCCGACGGCTCCGACACGCCGCCGGCCGACGGCGGCGAGCCGGCCCCGACCGTCTGAGAACGGCCCGCCGGCCGTGGCGTTCGAAATGCGCTGCGGCCGGCGGCTGCCCGGAAGGGGCGAGCAGATGCGCAAGGCGTTCCGCAGGTGGTTTCCGGCCGTCCCCGCGCCGGCTGAGACCGTGCGCCGCGGGGATCTGCGGCCACGGATCGCAGCCTCGATGTGTCTGCGCTGTGGCCGCCGGTGGCTTGCCGGGCGCAGCATCTGGCATCCCTGGTGCGTGGTGCAGCTGCGGCATGCCTTCGACCTCTATTTTGAACGACTCGGCGACGGCCCGTAGACCGCGACAGCACGCTCCGCTCCATGACAACGAAGGGAGCGTGCGCGCCCGTGGCGATCAACGTCGAGACCAGGCTGTCTCCTGGCTGGTGGATGGACCGGCTGTTTCGCCGGCTGTCCGACCAGAAACGCCACGACCGGCTGGAAGGCCTGCACAAGCGCTACCACGGCGACCCGCCGCTGCCGGAAGGCAACGACGTCGCCCGGGAGCTGTTCACCGCCTTCCAGCGCAAGGCCCGCACCAACTACGCCGAGCTGGCGGTATCGGCGGTCAGCGAGCGGATGAAGCCGGTGGGGTTTCGTACCGCGGTCGACGGCGACGAGACCGGCGACCAGGACGCGATCGACATCTGGCTGCGCGCCCGCATGAACATCGTGGCCGCCGACGTGCACGATCTGATGCTGAATCTGGGCGAGGCGTTCGTCATCATCGGCTGGATGGACGACAAGCGCGGCGTGCCGATCGTCACCGCCGAGGACCCGCGGTGGATGGTCAGCGAACCGGACCCGGTGGACCCGTACCGGCTGCGCGCCGCCCTGAAGTTCCTGCGCGACGACATCGAGGGCGAAGACCGGGCGTATTTGTACCTGCCGGGTGAGGTCTGGGTGGCCCGCCGGGAGGCGCCGTTCAGCGCCTGGGAGAAGTCGATCGGCCCGATGTACTGGTCGCCGAAGACCTGGTCCTGGGATGCGGAACGCTCTGGCACGCTGGGCCACCAGGCGCTGCCGGTGGTGCGGTTTTTGAACAAGGACGGCGCCGGCGAGTACGAGAAGCACGTCGACATCCTCGACCGGATCAACTACCAGACCTTGAACCGGTTGTGCACGGCCGCCCTGCAGGCGTTCCGGCAGCGGGCGATCGAGACCGCGATCGACCCGGACGATCCGTCCGGGGGCGGGATCGCCACCCAGGACGAGGACGGCAACGAGATCGACTACTCGGAGGTCTTCACCAGCGACCCCGGCGCGATTTGGTTCCTGCCGCCCGGGGCGAAGATCTGGGAGTCGGCGAGCGCCGACATGCGCCAGATCCTGGAGATCAACGAGAGCGACATCATCCAGTTCGCGGCAACCACCAAAACGCCGATGTACTACCTGAACCCGGGTGGGGCCAACCAGAGCGCTGACGGCGCGAGCATGCAGCGCGAGTCGCTGGTGTTCAAGGTCGAGGACCGCATCGAGCGGTGCAAGCCGCTGTGGTCCGAGGTCATGAGCATGATCTTCACGGTCATGGGCGACACCGAGCGCGCGGACGTCAGCAAGATCCAATCGCTGTGGGCCAACCCGGACCGGCTCTCCTTCAGCGAGAAGGCCGACGCGGTCAGCAAGCTGCAGAACACGCTGCCCTGGCGATCGCTGATGAAGATCGTCATGGACCTCGACCCGCAGACGATCGAGCGGATGGCCTCCGAGCGCGAGGAAGAGCAGCTGGCCCTGCTGCAGCAGCAGATGCTGCTGATGCAGCAGCAGCAGGCCATCGCCAACGCGAAGTCCAACGACCCGAATGTCGGCAAGCCCGGCAACAACAACGGCGACAACGCCACGGCCAGCGTGGCCGCCGGCGCGCAGTCGCAGCTGGCCAAGTTGTCCGGGCTGACCGGGTCGAACAGCACGCTCACCGGCGGTGTGTCCGCCGCACTGCGGGCGTGAGCCAGGGTCGAGGAGGTCGTTCATGCCTCTGGCGGCGATCGTGCATCTGGTGCCGGTCAGCGATCTCATCGAGCACGACGTCGACGACGAGCAGTTCTGCGTCTGTGGGCCGGGCTCGGAGTGGCTGATCGCCGACGACGGCAGCCACGGCAAGATCATCGTTCATCACGCCCTGGACGGCCGGGACCTGCGGGAGCGTGACCGTGGCTCGGCGCATTGACCAGGTCCGCGAGCTGCAAACTCTGATCAAGGCGCAGGCCGCCGTGCGCGACCAGCAGTCGCGGCTGGCGCAGGCCGGCGCGCGGGCGGCGTTCGCTGCGATCACCGACTGGCGGGATCCGGCACAGACCGCCCGGGCGGTGACCCAGGCGGTCAAGGTGGTCACCGCCGCCCAGCGGCGGGTCGCGAGCACCACGGACGCATACATGGCCCGTTCCACCAGCACCATCACCGGCCGGCGCTCCGACACCGTCGGAGCGATCGACGTGCGCTCGCTGCGCCGCAAACTGCCGCAGGACGTCATCGAGCAGCTCGCCGAGGGCCGGACCATCACCCAGGCGCTAGCCGAACGCGCCGCGAGCCGGGTCGAGGCGGTCGCCCCGGAGGACGTCTACGGCCGGGTCGCCGATCACGTCCGGTTCGTCACCGTCTCCCGCGGCGTCAGCGAACAGCAGGCCGCGCTGGAAGGCCTGCGCCGGGCGGCCGCGGCCGCCGACACCGACATCATGCTGGCCGACCGGGCCCAGGTGACCAGTTTCCTGAGTCAGCGCAAACCGCGCGGGGTGCTCGGCTACCGCCGGGTGCTGCACCCGGAGCTCGGCTCCGGCGCGCCACCGTGCGGCCTGTGCGTGGTCGCCGCGACCCGCACCTACCACATCGAAGAGCTGATGCCGATCCACGCCCGCTGCCGGTGCAGCGTTGCCGTACTCACCGGGGAAAGCGATCCTGGGCTGCAGCTCAACGACGAGGACCTGAAGACCGTGCTCTCGACGGTCTACCAGGCAGCCGGCGGCAACACGGCACGCCAGCTCAAGACCGTCCGCGTCGAGTTCGCCGAGCACGGCGAACTCGGCCCGATCATCGTCAACGCCGACCAGCACTTCCGTGGCCCGGACGACTTCGCCCGCACCCAGAGTCAGAACCTGGAGAAACGCTGGCTCGCCGAGCTCGAGGCGTTGCAGGAGCAGCTGGGCCTGCTGGTCGGGCGCGCCGGCGAGAGCAGCGAGGTCGACGCGGCCATCGCCTGGAACAAGAAGAAGATCCGCGAGTTGAGCGCGCGGCTGCCCTAGGTCAGCCCACGCCGATGGAGATGTCGACGCCGAGCAGCTTCCTGAGCCAGCGCGACCACCAGGGCCGAATAATGATCGGCAGAATGGCCACCTCCCGGAGCTGGCCGTCCCCGCTTCGCCATCTCACGGTGTCCCCCGGTTGAGCTCGGTGCATTATTTCGTACAGCGAGCACGCCCGGTTGATGGCCACCTCCTAGCAGTAGTCGATGCCCTCGCGCGGCAGCGAGGCGTACTCGCCGAAAGTGCTGCCGTCCTCACACTCGTGCATGTAATCGTGCGCAGCCGGCAGTACGCAGAGCTCGTATCCGGGACGGGCCCCACCGACCGGGTAACGCCAGTGGCAGAGCCGGTCGGTGGGGTCGGGCTGGTGGCTCCACTCGAAGTGCTGGCGCTGC